TTGAGAACTTTCAGGATCTAATCCATAACGACCGCCAAAAACGTGTATTCTATCTAAACTATCATCATGATCATAACCAGTATTTCCCCCAATATCATTTCCTGTTAACTTACTAATATCAAAATCTTCAAACCTAGTATTAGTAACAGGTGTTCCTGTTAATAATGTTCCGTCGGAATCAAATAAATATTTGTAATCATCATCTTGTAATATAGATTCAGATGGATTTGATGTATATCTAGCCGGATAAATAATATTTTCAATACCCGCATCATCTACATAAGACATTCTAACATAATGAATATAATCTTGAGGCATAGGCATTGAAAGATTAAGACCTAACTGTATTTCTTGTATTTTTTCAATTCTTGATATATCATAGCTAAATTCTTGTATACCTCTTTTAGCATGAAATAACACATCAGTTCTTTTAGCATTATTTATAAGCTTTCCATCTCCAACATATGCAATAATGTAATTATTTATTAAATCGTTTAAAGATATATATCTATAACTACCAAATCTTTCAGATTTACTAATTTCTTTTACAGTTATAATTAATCCTGTTTTAGGGGCCCCGCTAGATTCTAATACGTTCGTATTATTTGCGTTACCTGTGAATGTTACTGTTGGCGAGGAATAATTATAATTAGCCGTATTTATTTCTTTACCATCTACGAATATTTGTATTTTATTTTTTGCAGACGGTAAAGTTGGGAAAAAAGTTGTTGTTAACGTAAAAGCTGTAGCGCTGCCATTACCGGTAAAACTTTGTGACTGACTATAATAAGCCTGTTGTGTTACGTTTATTAGTCCCATTTATTATGAATTTTGTAATTGTATTGTTTTTGATTCTTCCCCGCCTGCTGCTTGAACAACTGTAGGGTCAGATATAACTAATCCAGCATATTTTAATATACCTATTATTAATTCAACTCTATCAGATTCATGTAATGTAAAATCTGTTGAACCTGAGCTATTATAAGTTAGTGCACCATTAGAATCCGCTGTGCTATTCCAAACTGGATCAGAGGGTACTTTTATATATTCAATAGATATACTTCCCGTTAAAGAAGGGTTAGTTATAATTTCTGTATCTGTTTGATAATATACAGGGAATGATGTCGTTGGTTTTGTTAAAGGTGAAGATAATAAGTATGATAAACTTTTTTTATCAACTTTTTCTAATTGAATAGTTTTATTAGTTATACTAATATTTATTGTTTTATATAAATCGGCAGGTATGGTAACTTTACCATTAGATAAAGTTAAATCATTAGCTTTATAAAATACATCTATTTTTTGTTCAAGTTTTTCAGGTATGTTGCCGTAATCTTCCACAAATCTTCCGGCATTTTGTTTTATAACTGCACGATTATAATCATGAAAATTTCTGTCTAGTATATCAAGTTGCACTTGAGCACCTATTCTTTTAAATTCATCTGGTGTTAAAAAACCTCTTGATTCTTTATTTAATATTGATAATACCGTTTGATATACTGTATTTACATTAATTGCCATAATTTTTATTTATATAATGATTAAGCCGCATATAGCGGCTCAACCACTATAATTAACTATTTAACTCTTTTTTCAACTGTTTGATAAACTTCAATTCCTTCGTCAGTTTTAAACCATGCAGCTAATGCTGAATATGGATTTTCATCGAATGGAACTGTTATAAGTTTTCTCCCCGTTGATGCCCACGTAAATGTTCTTTGATCGCTTGAAAGATTAATAATATTATTTTCTACAGCTTTTATACCTACGTTTCTAATATTAATATTTTCGTCATTTGCTAATTCTAAGAACAACACAGGGTTATTTCTAGCAAATAATAATAAATCTCTTTTAAGCTCCTTAGAAGTCATTTTAGATACTTCATTACCTAATTCTGACCTCAATATTGCTTCTGCGTGATCAACATCAATTGTTTGTGCTAAATTTAACGCACTAATTTCTAATTCAAGTACCTCTAAGTCATCTTGAGCAATTTGAGCAGGATTATGTTCTGCAAATTTTTTGCCGTTGTCAGGGTGCATTGAAAGAAATTTTTGTAAGATTTGTTTTTCTTTTGGAACATAAAGTTTGCCATCTCTAAAAGATATGTGGCTCATTCTTTGTGGTCCTTTCATTTCATCTGCAAATACTGTTTTTTGATTTTCACAGTATTTTATTTCTCTTTCATAACCTTTTTCTTTGTCAAACCATAATATACCTCTGCTTTTTATAATATAAACAATAGGTGTTTCGTGTATGGTTAGTTCATATAATTTATCTTGTATTTGTGGTTTAACCACTTTTTTTGATGGAGCAACCGTAACAGGTTCTTCAGCAGCCATCTCTGCTTTTTGTTTTTTTGCCATAATATAATATAATAAAAATGTTAAAATAAAGGCATAGGGTGCCGAAGCACCCATTACCTTTAATAAATATTAAGAGTCAAATCTGATAAAGTTGTTAGCAGCTTGTACTACTAAACATCTTTCTGATAGATAGTGAACTTCCATCTTGTCAACTCCAGAAGCGGTAGCACCACCTACTGAACCTGTAATCCAAGTTTTCATTTTTCTATCATCAGCTTCAGAAGCTCTATATCTTACGTGTAAGAATGGTCTTTTTACATTCTTACCAAGATTTTGGTCATATACTGAAGATGTACCTGCTGGCACTAATACTCCTTCTAAACCACCAACTAATCCTCTAGTTGACTTGTTGTTTAAGTATTTCCAGTCAGTTTTATAGAAGTCATAAGAACCTCTTCTGAAACCAGAAAAACCTAAATTTAAAGCCATATCTTGAGAGTTGTTGAATACTCCAAAAGATGTACCGCCATCAAAGTTAGCATTAACAGCTCCTAACATATCATCAATACCTAAATTAGCACCTCTATCTAAGAATAACATATTTTCTTCAATAGCTCCTTGCTCATCTAAGTTAGCTAATAATGTATCAAAGCTAGCTAATACTGGGTCAGTAGTATCATCAAAAAATCCAGTACCAACAATACCTCTTGAACCAATAGCTGCTAAAAGACCTTCAGATCCAGCAGGAGCATCAGTTACAGAAGAGAATACATTACCACCAGCAGATTTTTCAGCTTCTACCATCGCCATTTCTAGGTAATCTTCAAATCTTTTAGAAGTATCTCCTTGAGATTTTAAATACCATAGATATCCTGATTGTCCAGCTTCACCTGAAACTTCTACCCAACCAATTTGAGATGCGTCAGATCCAGAAATTTCAAAGTGATCTTTAAGAATCATTGGCTTATTAGTTAATGATAAAAAGTTAGGCTCTATAGATTCAACCATAGTGTCTGTTCCTTTTTTAAATTCAGAACCGTAAACAAAAAACTTAATTACCTGATTGTCTGTAGTTGCGATACCAGAGATATCATCTACATGCTCAGCTGCATAAGGTCTGATTGTTAATTGAGATGTTGAAGCCTCAGCACCTGCAGTTACAAGAGCTTTGAATACAATATTATTAACAACTGCTACAACAGTAGCGCCTTTTCTTACTACGTGAGCTTCAGTAGCTCCAGAATCAATACCAGTAATTGTATCTACAACACCAGTTACAGGATTAATTTGTCCGTTATATGCTAAGTGTAATCTACCTTGCTCAGACCAAATAACTTGATCAGATGCCATAGGCATTTCAGCACCTAACATTTGAATGAATCCAGAAATAGATCTGTCTCCATACTTTTCTACCTCAGCTTCATAAAGCTCAGGAAGATATTGTTTTGTCCAACCATCATTTCTTATATCTAAATAAGAACCAATAGTTGTCATTTTTGAAGCAGCAGGAGTGACTAAACCGCCAGTCCCAACTGCAAAACTTGTTGCTGCCATTTTAAATTAATTTTTTTAATTAGTAATTTTTAAGTTTAAATTTTAGCTTAGAATCACCATCTCCTGATATAGCTCTTACTTTTATACCGCTAGTTTCAACATAACCGTCCGAAGTTTTTCTAGGATCCATATTAATGTTCTTAGCTTCTGCGGACATTTGCTTTATAGCGTCTGCTTTACCTTGCTCATAAAAATGATTTGCTATTGCATCAGGATTAGAAGCAGCAAATAAAGATTTATGAAAACCCTGTGCGTCTTGTAACATTTTATTGTCACCAACATATTTATTAAAAACATTTAATAAATCACTTTGATTTTCTTTTACTTTAGCAGCATCTTTAACATTAAAACGATATTTTTTGTCTCCAACTTTAAAATTAAAACCTTTAAAATTATCGTTAAAAACATTATCTGTTTGTTGTTTAAAATGCTTATTTTGCTTTGCTAATAATTCATCAGCCGATTTTTGCTCTTTATTATAGCGATTGAAAAAATCTATTGCTTTTTGTTGCTCAGGAGCTAACTTAGAACCCAACTTGACTTCTTTGTAATATTGATCCTTAAGGCTTGTTAAAAAGTTTTTAGCATTTGCAACCTCTTCTTTTAGAGCTAATTTTTTTCTTTTTATTTCTCTTTCGTCATCTACCTCATTGTCAAATGAAAAACTATCTTCCATGAGAAATTGTATTTCATCATAACTTAAATGAGGTTTTGTTTGTTTATAATATTCAACTAATAGCGTATTTTCGTCTGAGTTACTATAATCTGCGTTTAGTCGAACATAGTCATCTAATGTACCTCCTGTTTCATTCATAAACTTTACTAAGTCTATAATATTTTCAGGATAATCTATTGACTCTTGTGTTTCTTCTTCCTGTAATACTTCTTCTTGTTGCGGTGTGGGGTCGGTAGCTTCAGTGC